GCCGTAAAGTACATTAGTTCTAGCCTCCTCAATCAATAATCCAAGATTCTCACCAGTTGTTGGGTCGTGGTCAAATCTTGGAACATTGTTAGAAGCATATCTGATAATACCCATTATTCATATGTTTTTTTGCACTATCCGATAAGAAATTAAGTTCAGTAGCACCATCATGATATGCTCCCTTTCCTCCACACATCAACATTCCATTTAGCATGAAAATACTAGTTGCTGTTCGGCAACTAAGCATTTTTGCGCTAGCAAATTGACTACCAGTATCATTGTTATCAGTAAATACCATCCACATCGGAAGGTCTGGATCATCACCATCATAAATTGTGAGAGTTCCTTCTTGCATTACAATCACAGCAACAGCAGGAAACTCTCTTCTGGTTCCTCTAGTTGCTGTTCCTAAGGTTTCATTATACCAACTAGTATGAGTAGTCCTCTTTCTCCATGCACCACCATCAGAGTCCTTACTAGTATCGTATATGAATACATCTACCGCAGTATCAGAGATTGAAGAACTGATATCTGCTATTTCATAATTAGATCCAGTAATTGACGATGTTGCTGTGAGAATACCAGTTACAACAGCACCAGAAGTATTTGCTTGAACTCTTACTGTTCCACCAACAGAATCTTTGATTGCTGTAGCATCAATACCACTTAACTGTGAACCATCACCAATGAATGATGTTGCAGTTACAACCCCAGTAATAGTAGCACCACCATTAAGTACATTAATACCACTTCTAGCGGTTACAAGTCCTATTGAATCAACATTTGTTACATCCTCATAGGTTAAAGTTCCTGCAATAGAAACGTTACCCGTGAAGTTTGCTGAGGTAGCAGTTAAAGAACCAAATGTAGCAATACCAGATACATTTAAATCATCAGCTTCCAACTGTCCCGTAACATCTAATCCTTGTGAGGATGATGATATTGATGCAATACCAATACTAGTATAAGCAACAAACTCAAGGATATCATTAACAAATGCTCCTGTTGTCAGAACAACATTAGAACCATCAGTTGCTGTAAATTCAGTTCCATCTAATTTAACACCATTTTGGAATACATCAACATAACCAATAGCATAACTTACAGTGAATGATGTTTGACCAGAAGTTGCGGTGAATCTAGTTGTTGATCTAGTTGTGAGGGTGGTATTTATTAGTCCCACACCAGTATAAGCAACAAACTCAAGGATATCATCAACAATTGCTCCTGTTGTTAGAACAACATTAGAACCATCAGTTGCTGTAAATTCAGTTCCATCTAATTTATTACCATTTAAAAATACATCAACATAACCAACCTCATAAGATACAGAGAATGATGTTTGACCAGAAGTTGCAGTGAATCTAGTTGTTGTTCTAATAGTATTTGGATTACCTAAACTACCACTAGTAGGACTATCCCAACTTAAGTTTCCAGAACCATCCGATTTTAGATAAGTATTTGTACTACCATCATCATTTGGAAGAGTTAAAGTATAGTTTGCTGCTGCACTGTGAGGTGGACCTTGTATTGTAATACCATGACTGTTATTTTCACAGTTTAATTTAAAACGTCCTGCGCCATTACCACCGTTACTAGTTACACCTTTGAATACAACAGAACCACTTCCATTAGGTGCAAAATCAATATCACCATTGGAAGTAGAAACAATATCTTTTCCATTTACATCGAGATTTCCACCTAATTGAGGCGCAGTGTCAACTACAATTGAATTGCTACCTCCACCGGCGTACCCTACAATTTGTGTGGTTGTAATACCAGTTAGTGCAGATCCATCTACTGCGGGTAATGTTGATGGGAATCTAGCATCAGGGATGGTTCCTGAATCAAGTTCTGAAGCATCAAGTGTAGTAAGAGAAGCACCAGAACCACTAAATGTAGTTGCAGTTACCACTCCAGTAATATTGGCACCAGTTGCAGTTACAACCCCAATAATACTAGCACCACCAGTTTTAATATCAATCCCTTTGCGGAAAGTACCAATACCCAGTGAGTCTACGTTAGTTACATCATCATAAGTAACTGTTCCAGCAATAGTAATGTTTGCTGCACTTATATCATTAACAGTAAGATTTCCAGAAATTGATAAATCATTTGCAAATGTAGATACTCCAGAAACATTTAATCCAGTAGTTATTCCTGCTAACTCTAGTCCTGTAATTCTAGTAGTATTATTAAATGTAGCAGCAGTGTTAGTAATAATATTGTCAGTTGATGCTACACCAGTTAATCCAGATCCATCACCACTGAATGATGTTGCAGTTACAACTCCAGTAATATTGACGCCATTTAGTCCCGTAATTAAATAAGGAGTATTTACTACATTTGAGTGAGTAATAACAGAATTACCCATATAACCATGAGCACTACATTGATAATGAAGAACTGCAGGTGTAGTGTCAGTAATTATAATTTCGGTATATGTTGCAGTTGTCGTTACATTAGTAGTATACGAAGTTGTCTTATCTGCCTCAAGATAAAATCTAAATGGATGACTAGACATGTCACCCGAACTTAAAGTAAACCTATAAGTTCTACCAGGAGTTAAATGTAATATTGGTGATTCAACACCATCTACATAATACGCATTACCAGAACCACCACTGTATCTGTGATCAGATTTAGCAGCAACAGTTACTGAATAATTTTTAGTAGTTGTTGAGTGGGGTGTAGTTAATTCACTTAATTTTGCACTACTTGCAGTTAGATTTGTGAATGTAGAAACTCCAGATACATTTAAGTTATTTGATATTAATACATCTCTACCAATAGTTACATCTGTACTTATAGCAACTATACTTGCATTTAGATTTAAGTTGTTTGGACTTGTAATTGTGGGAGTTCCACCAGTTTGAGTTGTAAATTGACTTGCTGTTACAACTCCACTAAAGTTACCATTTCTACTTACGATTAAATCTTTTGTTACAGTAAGATTTTCTCCAACTGTTGCATCTTTAGTTAGTGTTAGTGTACTTGCAGTAGCAACATTAGTTACAAACAAATTATTGTTTACATTTAACTCATCATCAACAACCAAATTACCTACTACTCTACTTAGACCGTGAACATCCAATACATATGAAGAACTTGCTGCATTTGTAGATATTCCAACATTGGCAGTTGTATGAATTCCATTTGAACCTGAAGACCAATAAGTTATTCCACCAGATCCACTTTCATCTAGGATATGAATAACACCACCCATATTACCATGGGAAGTACATTGATAATAAAGTTTATTAGGAGCATCAAATTGAACATCCCAAATTAATGTTCCATTACTTATATTATTATTAGTGATTCCATCATTATATTGAGTTCCAGCAGATCCATTTGGAGTGCTCTGAATTCTAAATGGGTGAGCACCCATATTGTTAGTAAACTTATATTTTTGCCCTCTTACCAAATATATTGTAGGATCAGCTTCCGCACCAGTCAATCCTGGTCCAGAGAATGTATAGTCTTGAATAGAGTTAGATCCTAAAGTCCACTCAGAAGTGTATGTTGCAATAGTAGCAACTCCAGCATTATTTGCGTAGTTAGATGCTTGAGCAGTGACTGTAGCAATTCCAGATCCAAGATCTACTGATAAATTATCTCCAAAGTTAATAGTTGCTGCAGTTCCTACAGTGACTCCACTATCTTTAACCTGAACACCACTTCCTGTAGAAGTAATATTTGTTAGTCCAGATCCATCACCGACAAACTGAGTTGCTGTTAATATTCCTGATATTTCAGTATCTGCATTAATTTCAAGTGTTGGATCAGTTGTTGTTATAACATTTGTTTGTAGATTATTTACTGCTAATCTAAATTGAGCAGTATCATAATTAAATGAATTATCTGCACCTAAAGGTCCACCATTATTAAATTGAATATTTCCAGTAGTTCCTGCTGCACCAGAAATTCCTCCTCCACCACCAGAAGAAGTAACAGTTACTACTCCAGCAGAAATAGGAGAAACACTGATATTGTCACCAAAATCAATAGTTGCTGCAGTGCCAACAACAGCACCAGAATCTCTGATTTGTACACCAGTTCCAGTAGCAGTAATATTAGTTAATCCAGAACCATCTCCAGTAAAGTTTGTTGCAGTAATAACTCCAAGAACTTTAACATCACCAGTTATACTTAAAGCACTCTCTGGATAATCTGAATTTATACCAACGTTGGTGTTAGTGTAAATGCCAACAACAGCTTCAGTCCAGAGACTATCTCCACCAATAGTAATATTTCCTCCACCACCACCTCCTCCAGTGTAATTTGAGGTAGTATTATAGGAGAAAATATCAATCATTTCTCCACCATCTAATTCATCATTAAATATAATCGTAAATCCATCAGATGCCTGATACTCGCTAGCATTTAGTAAGACACCATTTACAAATATATCAAGAAAATTAGTATTATATGAAGTTATTATTTGGGTTTGACTAGAAACACCAACTGTACTAAATCCAGTCCTTAGAGTTGGAAAGGATGCCCAAGTAACTCCTGTTCCAGTTGATCTAATATACGAACCATCATCACCTAAAGTATTTCCAATAGAGATAGAATCTACAAACAGGTTTGAAATACTTACTGATCCAACTCCAATATAATCTGTAATCAGTGTTCCACCAATACTTACAGATCCATCAATTCTTACTGAACCACCAATTCCAATATTATATTCAGTTGCAAAAGATGTTCCTACACCGACTCTACCTAAAACTTCTAAAACGTTTTCATTTTCGGTGTAACCCTTAACACCTAACTTTAAACTTTTCTGTCTTCCCGATAAAAACTTAGGCATTTTTCTATATTAATTTAATGTTTCTAGAATACTGACTACAACGTTCATTTGCTGAATTCCATCACTACTAGAAATAACTAGTCCATCACCAGACTCCAAAACTAATTTTCCAGTAAGTAGGTTTGCAGTTTCTCCAGCAGGAATTGGGTAATTTAATAACACCCTAGTATCTACATCAGATCCTTCAACTTCTCTTCTGTGAGATAATGATACATCATGAGAAGAAGTAATTCCTACATTTGTAACTTGTGCAAGAAGAATTACACCGGTGTATCCAACTGGTGCTTCATAAATCTCAGTGTCTTGATTAGGACATGATCGTGCTATTGTTTGAAATTGATTAAGTGCTAATGCCATTTTTTACTCTCCTCCTAATGCTAGAATAAATGGTGTCATAGTTGTAAATAAACTCTTTGTATAATTTTCTCCAGAAATAGTCCCTGCAGCTTGATTAATAATAACACCATCACCAACTTTGAAGTTACCAGACTGATCTGTACTTGTATAAACCACTAATCCACCCTGAGTAGATATTGCCTCATTTTCAGGTATTCCAAGACCTCCATTAAATGGTATGGCATAATCAATATCAGTTCCACTTCCTATGTATTCAAACGAATGACTCGATGTCAATAATCTACTTTGTCGGAAGAAATGTGCTGTTGATCCTATTCCAACATCATACGGAACAGTCTCATTTAAAGTTACAGTACAAATTCCAGATCTAATTGGTGTGCAACTTTCTACATAATAATACTTTGGAGTACTAGTAACCTGTAAAAATGCTTGACCTGGAGCAATTTGTGTGGATCCAACGCCTACATTTCCGGTAGATCCAACTCCAATTGGAGCATCAAAAGTTGCTGTTATTTGTTCACTCAAATATCCTCTTCCACTGGATATTATATTTACATCAGTAACTGATCCCGCAGTAACTTCAGCGATTGCAGAAGCTTTAACTCCCCAACTAGAAGGAGGTTCTCCAAAAATAACTTTTGGGGTTTTTGTATATCCAGTTCCTGCAATAGATACTCTAACACTCTCAACCTCGTAGTAAGTTTCACCAAAAGTAACCACTTGTCCATCATAAGGTCTTACTACATATGGGGAAACATAACCTCCAGTATTGTAGGTATGAGCAATTGTAGATACACCTACAAAAGTTTCAAATATAGTGTCAGATGACATTCCGACAACTGTAAATACATATCCATTGTTTCCACTTGGAAATATTGAAGAAGATATTCCTCCATTTGAATTACAATCAAATACCATATCAGTAATTGTTACTGCCATTCCCACATTTAATCCATGTGGTTGTGTAAAATAACAAGATAACATTCCAGAAACATTATTATACTTAACATCTGAAACTATTCGTGGAATATTATTTAAATTAAGAGTAATTGTATCAAATCCTGCCGTGTTAAATCCAATTGGATCTCCAGAAAACTGTTCTCCACTGACTCCATCAGCATATAATCCATATACTCCGAAAGATGAATTTGAGTTTGTTAAATCACATGATCCACCACCTTCACATTTAACTGCATAATCAGTACAAATGGTAAACATCGAAACCAACTGAGCATACGCTCCATTTGTAATTAAAGCTCCGATTCCTGCAGGATTATATTGAGTGAAACTATCCAAAACCATTGACCTTGTAGGTCCGATTGCTTCAAAACCATCAATCCTTAGACCAATTGAATTGTCAATAAAATTAGTACAATTCTGAATATATGGAGATTGATTTGTAAATTGTGGTGCATCTGGATCCCAAGAAACACATGCAATTCCCCTATCTCCACTTACTTCATTTAGAGGTAGAGTAGAAAATCCAACAAATGACATATTAGCAATATAGTTTCCATTAGATACTCTAAAAATATCATCTTCGTTCATTGCTTGAACGGAAACTTCTCTTAAACTTTCTCCTACAATACTGACTTGTCTTGGAATCTTAATCGGATTATCTTCAATATATGTTCCAGCACTTACTTTAATAACAGTTCCAGTTGTTGATATTGCTACTGCACCTTTAATTGTTGCTTTAGCATCACCTATCTTTTTTCCCGTATTATTATCATTACCATCATTAGTTACATATAATACATTCTGAACTGTTGTACCTGCAGCAACTCGTACAATGTCAGAACCTATTCCAGTTCTTTCTCTACGAACAAAAAGTTCACCATCATGGGTATTTAAAGCTATTTCTCCTGAAGGAAGTTGTTCTACTGTAGGTCTTTTGCCGGGTACAGCAGAGCGTTTTATCCTAATATTTGGATCCGCCATTCAAATACTCCCATAAGTGGTAAATACCGTAAATTACTAATATATATTAGTAAATAAGTAATACTATTTATAGTTATTTGAAACCTTCGGATGTTTCTATTTGTTGAGTTATCTTAGAAGTTAATTGTTCAATAGTTCTATTTTGAACATTAACTTGAGATTTTAATACAATATTTTCATTAAGTAATTCAAAACATTTTTGTTGATAGTTTGCAATTACTTCTTTATAATCTTCAATATCCATAAAAAATTAATTAAAATGATCCAGCATCTATAGTTATATTTTCTAAATGTCTTTCTGTACCAGTGCAAGAAATTACTTGTGATTGTCCTGCACAATCATTAACCCAAAGTGCTGCAATTTCTACAGGAGCATATGCAGTGTAAGTTAATTGTGGATTTGAGTTACCAGTTCCTCCACCATCTGCTACTTGAGAACCAAATATAAATCTTGATACGCTACTTTCCCAAGCAACTGCTGCTTTTTTAGCAGATCCATCATTATAGTTGAATAAAACACCAAGATCCCAAGTAGTTGCAGATGCAGGAGCAACACCATTTACGATACCAAGTTCAATAGTTCTGTCTTCTACTGTAATACTATTTGTATCAACTTGGGTAGTCGATCCTTGTACAAATAAACTTCCAGCAACCGTCAAATCATCATCAACATAAACCATTCCAGTAGCAGAGTCTAATACTAGATTTCCTGCTGAAGTTTCAATTTCATTATTTGCAGAAGTTCCAAGTCTTAGATCATTAATATGTGCTGCAGCATTAGCATCAACTAATGCATTAAATGTCGTTACACCAACAACAGATAGTCCATCATCAACAATAACTGTTCCACCATCAGAATCTAAAGTTAAATCACCAGAACTAGTATCTATCTCATTATCACCTGAAACACCAATTTGAACATTATCAATTGCTGCTCCACCATCTAAATCCAAATCTCCAGTTAGATCCACATTAGAACTGAATGTGGCAATACCAGCAACACTCAAAGTTTGACTGACATTTACTTCGTCTAATTGAGTATACCCATCAACATCTAAGTCTGAATTTAGATCAACCGCAGAAGTAAATGTCGCAATACCAGTAACACTTAAGGTTTCACTAACATTTACTTCATCAAGTTCGGTATATCCATCAACATCTAAGTTTGAATTTAAATCAACTGCAGAGGTAAATGTTGCTATTCCAGCAACACTCAAAGTCTGACTGACATTTACTTCATCTAACTCAGTATATCCGTCAACATCTAAGTCGGCATTGAGGTCAACATCAGAAGTAAATGTAGCAATACCAGTAACACTTAAGGTTTCGCTAACATTTACTTCATCTAACTCAGTATATCCATCAACATCTAAGTCGGCATTGAGGTCAACATTGGAAGTAAATGTTGCTATTCCTGCAACAGAAATAGTCTCTTCAAAGTTTGCAGCATAGGGTGTATCTATTGCATTTGAGTGAGTAATAAAAGCATTACCCATGTAACCATGAGCACTACACTGATAATGAATAACTTTAGGTGTAGAGTCTGTAATTACAATTTCAGTGTATGTTGCTGTTACAGTTACATCATTTGTATATGCATGAGTTTTATCAGCATCCAAGTAAAATCTAAATGGATGAGCAGACATGTCACCCGAACTTAAAGTAAATCTATAAGTTTTACCAGGAGTTAAATGGAGTATAGGTGATTCTACACCATCAATAGCATAACAACTACCACTACCAGTTCCATTATACCTATGAGCTGCTGTTTTAGAAACAACAGTTACTGAATAGTTTTGTGTAGATGCAGAATGTGGTGCTTGTAGATATGAAAACCCTTTTAAAGAAGTTGTAGTAGTTACTCCAGAGTTATTAACACCTCCAACATCAGCACTTCCACTGAGAGATAAACTTCTCCATCTTTTAGATGCAGAACCTAAATTGTAAGTAGCATCTACATCAGGAGAAAGATCAGATGCAAATTCTCCACCAACAACAATATTATCAGTGTCACTATCACCTAAATTGATAATACCACCTTCAAAAGTTACATTACCTACAAAAGTAGAAACACCAGTTACTCTTAAATCATCATCAATTACAGTTTGACCAGTAGCAGAATCTAAAATTAAATTTGATGTAAGAGTATCAATTTCATTTGCTGCTGTTACACCAATTTGAATATCATTTGATTCTAAACCTGCTAGGAAAGTTGCAATTCCGGTAGCACTGACATTAGTGAATGATACTGCAGCTCCAGGGACTGGTACACCTTTTATTCCAGTATAAACTGCTCCACTAATATAAACACTCTTTCCAGATATTCCACTCGGTAAATTTGTTCCAATAAAGTTTAAGACACCCGATTTATAATCAAAAAACCATTCGTCATTATTTCCAGATCCTGCTCCAAATACCTGAGTACCGCTAGTTGCAGCATTTGCTGCATCACCAGAAGTATGTAAATATGCTTTAATTAAATAGGTAGAACCAATTTCTGGTGGAATCCAATCTACAGTTCCTGATTTCCAAGTTCTATTTGTTGATGATGTTATATCTGCAGTACACTCTACAGGATTTGAAGTAAGATATACTGTAACTTCGTTAGTGCTACTACTAGGAATAGTCGAAGGAATTTGGTATGATTCTGCCCATACTTCCTCACCTCGTAGTAGTAGAGGAGAAGAAATTGATTCATTGGTAGCATTCTTGATGGAATTAACATCAGTTTTTACCCTACCATATCCAATCTTCTTCCAAAGATAATCAACCTTTTGAGTGTCCGTAATTGCCATTTCGTTTGATTCCTTATGTTATGTTAAGTGATGTTATAGATTGGCCAGAAGTAAGTGCAATTCTAATCAAACAAACATTACTAGTAGCATTACTTAAGTTTTCACTTCCTAAAGTCATACTGTAACTTCCACTCAGAGAAGTTCCAGAAGCAATAACGTCACCAGAAGTAGATGCACAACCATCACTTCCATTACCACCATTACCAACATTTCCACCGGGAACACCTGAACCCGCAAATGGGGTATCAGATCTAATCCAACCATTTAAAGTACTAGTATTATCTATACTAGTTCCAGGTGCAGCAATCCAGAGACCTGCAATACCTGAAGATGATGTAATATTAATATTAAAGTTTGCAACAACTTGTCTTCTAAATGCAAAGGTAAAGTACTGAGTTCCAGTGTCTCCACTTCTATCAGGACCTGCTGGCAAATAACCAGAGGAGTAATCGGTTACATCATATTTAATATTACCAATTCTAACTGAAGCCTCTTTTGTCCCAGAAACGCCTAAATCTGAAGATTCTGTATAAACGCTATTGGTGTAGAAATTAGTAGAATTTGTATATGTAGGATTATTAGTTGTTTCAGCACTAAAATCAAATATTCTTATACCATCATCAGTATAAGTTCCGTTTCCTAAACTATTAGAGATATCAATTGCAATCTCACTAATTCCACTTTGAGATGATTTATGTACTTGTATATTAGTAGCAATATCACTACTATATCCACCAACCCCGTTAACATTTCTAGCGCGAGTTTTTATTCTATCTATGGTTCTTACAGATGATGACGTAATTGAAACAGTTAAGGAACTAATTGCATATGGTGAAGAAGTTCCAACATTGACAACAGGAGTTCCCCCACTCAACATTGTAGAAGCACCATCAATTTGAGAATAATTATAATCAGAATTTGTAATTGCAGAAGAAGAAGTACCTTCTTGATTAGTACCACTATCAACTTCAACGATATTAGATTGATTTGTATAAGTTTGTCCAACAAGGTTGGTAATTGTAACTCCAGTCAATGTCAAAGAAGGAGATCCAGAATTATAGTAAGGAATACCTGAAATGTATCTGTAAGTTCCAGCAACGTTTTCAGTTAATGTTGCTCCAGATATACTAGTAGAAGGTGATGAAGTTAGATCATCTTTTACAAATTCAACCGTATTTGTATTTCCAGTAGAACTATGAAGTAGTTGCATACTGTTTAATCCAGTACTTATACTAGAAGCTGCTTTTGAAATTCTTGCTTTGAATCCTTTATATAAACCGGGATAGTAAATACTACTCGCAAAAGATGTAGAAGATCCACCAGTGTTTAGTAACTGATAATCACTTTCAGAATCAATTATGAGACTTGTATAAGTTCCAGAATCATTTCCACTTGTGAATGCTTTAGAACCGTCTGCAGACTGATTTAAGTTTGCTGTAAGAGTTCCAGAGTCAGCGTTATATGCAAATGTAGTAATTGGACCTGCAGTTGCAGTTCCAGAGGTAATTCTGGTTACATTATCTCCAGTAGATAACACTGCACCACCAGTATTATCCGTAAATCCAGAAGCAAGTTTTGGCGAAGTTCCAGTGGAGGAAACATTTGATAATGTTTTAGAACTTAATCCATTAGGAGCTGTTGGAGCATCGTCATAAACTTTTAGTGAAACTGAATCACTTGTAGGTATAACGTTAGGATCAGCAGTATTGTGATTATTGAGAGTTAAAATTAATGTATCTCTAGAAGTAGAACTATTTGTTCCTTGATTCCATGTATGTATAAGTCTAGATCCCGCCACACCACCATTAACATTATCATCTGCAATGGCATCATTTGTAGAACCATCTCCCCAATTCATTGTATAGTCAACAGTAGCACTTGCAGTGTTAGTTGTCGCATTTTCTAGATAAAGTGGTTGACCTTCAACTACATAGAAATCATTTCCACTAATTGGAGATCCACCAGTTGCTGCTCTGTAAAGTGAGAAATCTACAACTGGGTTTGGAGTGTATACTGTAATATAATTTGCTTTTGAAACAGTTTGACTACTTCCAGCACCTACGCCATTAATATTTTTTGCAGTAGCAGTGATTGAGAATAATCCACCTAGTGCTTCATTATACGTATGGGAGATTGTTGAAGAAGATGCATTTAATGTAGTTGTACCATCACCCCAAGTAATATCATAACGATTTGGATTACCATCAAAAGTTACTGCCAAACTTACATTTAATGGAGATCCACCAACAGTTGGAGTACTCGCAAAATCTACATTAGATACTGCAGTATTTCCAAGAATATTGTATGCTAATTCATTTAAATCATCAATGCCGTCAACAATTCTTGTAGTATTGGTGAAAGTATTTAAAGCACCTCCAGTAACAATATCACTATCAATAGGAGCTCCTAAAGTTAAATCTCCACCTTCTCCATGGAATGAGGTTGCTGTGGTAACTCCAGTAATATTAACATTTGATGATAATTGAACATCAGATTCAAAAGTTGATATTCCAGAAACTCTTAATATACCACCAACATTAGCATTTTTTTCTATACCTACACCACCTTCAATTACTAATGAACCAGTGTCTTTATTATCAGATTGCGTAGTATCTGCAATTAAAACCTGAGAACTGAAAGTTGATACACCTGCTACATCAAGATTAGTTAGAGATAATGACGGGATAATTGAAACCCAACTTAACTCACCATCACCATTAGTTGTCAGTAGTGCTGCATTTACTGGATTCTCTGGGAATGTATATGTAGTTACACCAGATAAAGTATCTGGAGATTTTAGATTAATCGAATTATCTCCATCTTTATCTACTAAGGAGAATTTTAGAGAAGTTGTTCCATCTTCTCTATCCCAATATCGATGAGAACCAAAAAATTTATTGTCAGCAAGAGAACTTGTCAATCCAACAAAAAGATCATATCTATCTGTCGTAAATCCAGGTTCACCAGATCTCAGTCCTGGTAATTGAGTGTATTGTCCTCTTTTAAACTGTAATACTGGAGTAGTCATTGATTCCTTACGTAAATTTGAAAAATAACTCTAATCACCAAATGCCACCATCTAAATCGATTTTATTATCCAAGTCACTAGACAATTCAGCCTTAAGTTGATCTGGTAATCCTGGAGAAATAGGTTCCTCAACAGCATTTATCAATACATCATCAGGGTTAACTGCAACATATTTTTGAGTTGTCCCATCATACATTAACAAGTATTTATCATTAACATTGTCAATATTAACATCTAACAATTCCCCAAGTGTTCTTGCCATAATTGTTCCTGATGCTACGGTTGTTTTTATGGGTGTTTTTTGAGTTGATAATTTTACTTTAATACTCATGATAGTTTACTTGCGGATTCTTGTACAAGAACATTTCCCTGAACTGCTTTAGAAACTAAGTTAGTTGGGGTTTTTACTAATATGTCATAATAACAACGACCACTTGGTAATGTTGATGTAATAGATGCTCCCATAGAGACTTTAATGCTACCGTCAGAAACTACTATACTTGTATTAAAATCAAATGATTTTACTGATGTAGGATGTTTTTTTAGTGCTGCAGAAGCAGAATATCCAGTTAAGTTTAACATAGAATCATCATCTGCAGTCAAACTAAAAGTCTCTTCAAATTTAGTTCCTTTATGTATAATTAAATTAACACTACTTACTGCAGCCATTTTTCATAAACATTTTAACTATTTATTATTCTCATCAATTGACTTATTTTTTAGCATTTTTGAAAGTTCTGCTGTAGATCCAACGAACAATGCATTATTGACTGTCGTTGGTCCCTTTGGAGTTTTATCCTCTTCTAAGTCTTTAATTTTTTTCTGAAGATCTAATAATTTATCTGTAGCATCAGAAACACTCTTTATTAATTGTCCAGCAACCTCATATGCTCTTGGTTGATCGCTTTCTTGTGCTAATTCTAAAACACCATTTAACGCTTCCTGACCCTTTTCTATTATTGAATATAAATTACCTCTTGTATAATTATAATCCTTTTTTATCTCATTTTCAGAATCATCGTATATTTTAGGTTCATTTACTTTTTTTACCAACTTAGCATCAACATATTGTTGATCAGAAAAATCAGTATCAAATGTTTCATTTAAACCATCATATTTATTAGTCATGATTTTACCTATTAAGAATATTCCATACTAAATCCAAAATCATCTCCAGGTTCTATTAGTTGATGATCTGCAGAATCGATTAAGAATAGTTCAGCTCCAGCAACATGATTTTGTGGAACTGTTGCATATTGAGATCTTTGAACTCTAATATTATAAGAGTGTTCATCTAAATTAAGTTCTGTGCTGTTTATAATTTTTTCTAAGTACATAGTTTCATTATCAATAGTAAAGTAGGATCTCTCAGATAATGTTTGACTCGTTGTAATTTTAATTAGTTCCCCAGCACTATCAATATCCTCATTTAATACTGCAAGAGAATTTCCAGTATAATTTTTAGCTGCAACTGGTGTAATAGAATATCTTAGATCTCTTGTAGACGATCCAGGAGATCCAGCATTGAATCCAATAGTAACTTTTTTGATAATATCTGTAGAAATATCTGAACTTGTAGGACCAAATAGATAAGTTTTTGCGATAAATCTCAAAGTATATACTAATGATCTTCTAGTAGAATAATCACCCTCATAGTCATCTTGCATATTTAAATTACTTAATATAACAGGTACATCTTTCTTTTCACCAATTGTTGAATTTAAATCAATTGTAAGATTGAAACTTGGTTGAAAATATGGCAATATTTGTTCAACTATCTGCAACATATCATCATTTAATTTTGTCATTATTGCTAATTCAAATTCAATATTATATGGAACAGGAACATAAGTTTTTACTAATTGAGGGGTATCTTTAGACTTTGCTAAAAATGATTGAGTATTTGTTACTTTTCTAGATGAGTCATAACTAATTCCAACCATTTCAAATGACATCCTAGGAAGAGACATCTGAACTGGACGATTTAAATCTGGAGATTGCTCTATCCTTGCTAGAAATTTTTGTTTAGGACCGTAAGCTAAAGGAACCTCTACGCTAGAATATGTATCACCATCAGAATCTTTTTTTTGAATAGTAATTCCATTAAAAAGAGTACCAAAAGAAATTACAGTTCTTCTTAAAATTTCGTGATAAAAATATTCAAACATTTCTAAAATTTGTTATGGAGTTCCAAAAGGATTATTTTCGCTAAAATCTAATATTTGATCAGACTGAAGTTCAATCTCATCATTTTGAGCGAATTGATCTTTAATATCATATGTATTTATTGGTTTCAATTTATACTCTGCTCCAGAAGTATTTCCAACAACATTTTCAAAATCTCTGAAATCTCCTGAAATCTGATAAACATCCAATTTATTAGTCACAGAACTCCATCCTTTAACTATAGCAGTAGTTCCAGTAGCAGACCCTGTAACAGTTTCTCCTTTAATAAATGTCCCTCCAATTCCAGTGAGTGTTGGGGGACTAATGGTAATTGTAGGTGCAACAGTGTATCCTATACCAGCATCAACAATATAAAATTCTGAAATTGTTCCAGCAGCACTAACAACTGCCTTTACCTTTGCATTTGCAAGACCAGATCCAGGAGCAGAAATGGTTACAGTAGGAGACTCATAATAATGTTTTCCACCATTTTGTATATTAATTTTACTTAATACCCCATCTCCAATAATAGTTGTTGCAGCAACACCAGATCCTCCCCCACCAGTAAAGACAACTCCAGGTGAAGATGTATATCCAGATCCAACACTAGTTAAATTAACACCCTGTACTCTAAATTTAGTTGGGTCTGGTCCACAAAGATCTACAATGTTTCCAATCATAGTAGCGATTCCCACAGCAGTGGTGAAACCAGTTGGTCCTGATGAGAATTGAACATTAGGTTCAGACTTGTAGTTAACTCCTCTATTCGTGATAGAAACTAATCTAACTCCACCATCTACTATTTCAGTGGTTGCAGTTGCGGTAACACCCAAACCAATAACATCTAAAGTTTGAATGTAACCTTCAGATTCTACTGTACCATCTATATTTCCTATACCAGTATCCAAAACTTCGCTTCCATAACGGAATAGCTCACATCTTAGTTCATAAACGTAATTTTTTTGTAGTTGATAGAATGGTTTTTCATGTTCAACATATTTTATCTCAAATAATCTTTCACCTAGAGGGAAAAATATTAAATCACCCTCTTTAGGTCTGCCAAGAAAATTAACTCCTTCAAAGTTTCTAGTTAAAGGAGAAACTTCCATTTCAAATCTTTCTTTGGATACTGTTACAACTAACTCATCAATATCCTGAACACCAAATTTGGATAGTATTGTTCCTTGACCACCATATCCATCATAAGTATTCACATATGCCTCTATCGGTTGGGCATTAGAAAATACTGATTGAATTACTTCTGAAATTATATTATTGGTAGTTAAATTTTGCCTTGGAATATAATAAATTTCTACTCCATATATTTGTAATTGTTCATTTATTAAATCTTGAACAAGACCTTGTTCTGTTTTAGATCCTTGAAGAAAAAATGGATTTAACATATCAACCTATCATATCTAAAGGTGGTAATTCATAATATAAAGTCATTTTATCCATAAGAGTGTCTATCTCTCTTTGTCCGTCATCATATAATTGTCTTCCATTTAATTCCGTTCCTCCTGGAAGTTTTACACCCTGGAACTTAATTAAATTTTGACCCCATTGTTTTTTTATTAATGCTGTTATATATTTCTTTAAGAATGAATCATTCCAAACTTTAGCGTAATCTGAAGGATCCATCATTCGATAGCAGTCAATAACTAAATATTGATCTTCTTTAATAGTATCCCAATTAATATCTAGATACAATCTATCCTGTCTTTTGTTAAATCTTATTTGTTTTTGGGTAGAAGTTAAGAAATTTATATCCTCTAAGTATGTTTTTACCATACTGTAGGTAAGTAATTCTAAAGAACTAAAATTGTATACATCGTTTAAAAATAATTGATACTTTATACTAAACATTCCACTAGAAATGCTACTGTCTCCCTCAAACTGAAATATTTTATTTACACCAATAACATGTGGAGGAACTTGTATATAATTTGAATTTTCTTCATAATCAAAGTTTACTGATGATCCCGATATAGATGAAGTTGTGGTAGTAGTTGTAATTCCTACTTCACCTTTTCCCCTCTTAATATCATCCTCAGTAATTTTATATTTTAAAAATGAAGGGTAAACTCCGTCAAAATGCCTCTCTTGGAAAAATTGAATAGCATCATCAACTAAATCGTCAATTTGCTCCTCAGCAACATTTATTTCCAAAACAGGAGCACCTAGTTTTCTTAAACAATAATCTATAAGTTCTTGTCTAGTTGATGGTTGTGCCATTTCTTAAAAATTTCCTATACTATCTATTTAATTGATTTTTGACAACTATCTCCAAAAGATTTTTCAACTCAGATAAATCATTTCTTATAGTATTAACTTCACTTTTTAATTCATCAATTTCAGTACTCTTTTTAAGATTTACATTTCTTCTTTTTAAATAATTTTCATATTCATTAGAATCTGCATTTACAATTGAGTTAGTACTCGAATCTCTATACAGATTCTTATGATCTTTTACTTTTATGTAGTTTTTTTTCATAATGCGCCAAGAGCGATTGCTCTTAGATTTCTAACTTGTGGTACATAAGAAGAGTTAGAAGTGGATCCGACGATCTTAATTCTAAACTCAGTGAAAGATGAAATATCATCTATTGTATATTCAAACTCAATAAATTCAGTGGATCCTGGTTGGAAAGAGTAAGAATCAGTTTTCTTAATTTTTATATCAGATGTACCATCACTTAATGAAGTATTAATCGCTTCACCAGATTGATAATTTACATATCCTGGGAATGGTGTAAATTGAGCACTTCCTCCAGTAGAATAGAATAATCTTAAATCAGAATCTTCATTTACATATGCATCAAGAATAACTTTAATTCCTGAAGATGGATTTGTTAATTTAATGGGTTTTGTTACATATGTGAATAGATGTGGATCATTTTTTATAGATGCCACAGAAGAATCGTCAGCATAATTAACATTAGGGTCATTAACGACATTAGAAATCAAAGCAACATCAGTTCTAGATAAGTCGATTATAGGAGTTAACTTTGTATTTAAAGTTTTAAATGTAGCAGTAAATGAGAGAGATTTATTATATGCATAATCTCCTAAGAATTGAAGTTCGTTATCTTCTGATCCAATTATCCTTGTTGATTCAAAATAATTTATTTTGTTATTTTGAACAAATGATAGTGGAGCAGTCTGCCAAGAACTTACATCAGATCCAATTGATGTTCCCGTTATACTATCCATTGTATAAGATATATTTGTATTAGGAACAAGCATTTCACTAATACTAGGTACAATAGCATTGTATAGTTTGTTAAATGACATACTAACGTTCTTTTCACCTATTTGAGAACTTGTTTTATTGAGTTTTAAATCAGTTCTTGTTCCCATATCAATTTTAATATAGTAAGAATCTTTTTTAATTGGATCTGCTACAGTAACATCTCTTAAGTCATGAACTTTATTAATTCTTCTCAAAGAAACTCCACTAATTTCATATTTTGATACTATACTTCCCGAGTAGTGAGACTGTGTTTTAGTATTATCTTGTGCTCTTTGAACACCAGTTAATTCATTGTCTGTAAAACCCGTATAAGTTAATAACTCGTCGCCAATTTTTACATAACCAGGATTTATAGCACTAATCGGTCTATTTTCAAAAGTTCTATAGTTAACTGTATTAGTTACAGGTAAGTTTCCTACAGCATCAGATAAGAAATCTGAACTTAATTTAATTGATTCAATATCACCTACAACACCAGTAATTTTGGTAAAGTTGACATTTGAGTACATACCATGATTTTTATGATGAACTTTAATGTGAGTTCCATCAGTTACAACTATTGGAGCATCATTAATATATACTCCTCCACCATTTAACAAAGTTTTAGTTAATCCACTATTTAAATACTCAAGTTGGAATACTGAACTCTGTATAAATTCACCTTGAACATTATCAATTTCAATTTCTTTTCTAGATAAAACTTCAGAAACAGTTATAATACCATTTACTCCAACAGGAACATCTCCCAAAGAAGGAACTAATAATACATCTCCAACATTGTATCCACTACCACCATTACCATTGCTTGGAATCGAAGCCGCATTAATAACACCATTAGTAACAGTTATATCTGCAGTAGCATTGTTACCTTTTCCACTTCTAGTGATTAGTGATACATTTTCAAAAGTGAATGATCCACTACCAGGAGTGTATCCAACTCCAACATCAGTTACTGAGAATGAAGTTATACTTCCACCGTAACCAATAACTGTTCCAGTTGCAGTTCCAACTCCTGTTCTATCTTGTAAAATAGTAGATCCAAAAGTAAAGTCTGCACTTGTTATTGTAGAAGATGTAGAAACTCTAATTCTGTTGGATTCAATCTTTAATGGATCCCGTCTACTAATCTTTAATAATTCGTCAGGTTTAGAATTAAGTAACTGAACAGATCCAGGATTTGAAGAAAATTCTGCTCTATACATTTCAAATTTTAAATCTTCATACTGACTAGGAGTCCAAGTCGAAGCATTTTGGGACTTAAATAAAGATCCTAAAATAGGTTGAGAACTAACAAGAACTTGATTTTGTTGATTTTGTGAAGTTGAGATATCAATTTCACCCATTTGAGAAATCCAAACTTCATAATCTGTAGAATCGGAAAGTAGTACTAAAGCATATTCTTTTTTAGATTCCAAATAAACTGGAGATTCAAATGCAATAGTTGTAGATACTGTAGAATCTTCCGAAAGATTAATTTGTTCAGGTAATACATCAACTTTTGAGAATGGAAGAATTTTCTTGGAAGGTAATCCAAGTTCAACTTCTCTAAGTTCGACCATAACTGGAAGTTTCTCTGCTTTACTCTTAAAGAAAACATCAACTTTAGTTACAAATATTCCAGTATCATCCCAGACAGTAAATGTTTGTGCTAGAGGGTCTGTTCCAGGTGGTCTTGGAGGACTTGGAGTACTTGGGGGTGCTGGTGGTGGTGGTGGGGGTGGAACTGCTTGCTGATCAAGAATAACTTCAAAGTTTATATTTTGAGATTCTACAAAATCAGTATTAACTTCAACTTCAGCATTTCTAATAGATAGTGTAGTATTCTGAGATACATCCGTAGAACCTTGACTATAGAATATAGACTCGGCAAATGATTTTATAGATCCAGGAACTTGTGAATTTGTTCTATTACTGGTTAATCTTAAAGTAGATCTTCCAGTTTCAAATTTAGGATTTCCACTTACTGTAGGGTCAGGAACTCTAAAAGATCCAGTTAGTGATCCAACTTCATCAGAAATTAAATCAACACTAATGACTGTTGCTTCTGCTCCACTAGTTTCACCTCTTATAATCATTCCCGGTCTTAAGTTACCATTAAAAATAGTCTCAGTCTCTTCACTTAAACTAAAGGTATCTATATTTAATGTTATACTATTAGTACTATAATCTGAAGCAACATTTGTGCTTCTTTCGTAGATATTACTTCCATAAAATCTGGTTGGTGATAAGTATGACCCTTCTTTATGACTAGAACCAGAAATTCTGAAAACTCCACTTGAATCAAAAGTAACAGCATTTTGAGTCGTAATGACATCAGAAGATCGCGCAGTTTCACCTACTTGGAAAGTTCCAGATATCATTTGAATTTGAACTAATTTATTGAAACAGAAATCTGATACGTCAACACCATCAAAGTATGGATACATCTTTGTAAATGGTTTTAGACCTGAACAAACAAACTCAATATTAATAGGTCTCATTACTGTAATGAGTTCCCTACTAACAATGCGATCACCTAAAGATTCTGATTGAATATTTTCACTAACTGAGTATTGTAGTCCATCTCTAACTTGTCCTAGTTCTATAGTATTTGCAGTTGTAATAGTCCCCCATTGCCCTGCAGTAGTGTCAGATCTGTCTGTAGTAGTTTCAATACCTTGAGAAATAAGTCCTGTTGTTTCCCAGGAATCCCAAAGAACAGGACTTACACCAGATCTTAGTCCATCTTCCGAATCTACAACATCAACTTGCAACGCACTTGCAATAGCATCAAATGAACCATCAAGCGTTACACTATTAGGTTCAATAACTCTTGTGTCAATCCAAACATCAGTATCTGGATTTAATTTAACGGATCCAGTGTAATCTTTCACAAGGAATGGAGTAACACTTATTATTCTAGTTGCAAAGGGTTGTTTTATCCAACTCTCTTCTGTGTAGTTAAGTGTTAGTAGATCACCAGTTCTCTTTATATTATTTGCAAGTAATCCGGCAAATCTATAGTCTTGTTTTTGATTTACCGTTGTTTGCGAGGAACTGGACATACTATCATTTGAAACTTCAAGTTTCATATGGGTAGTATTATGAGCAGGTCTCAAAATACCTCTTTTAGTATCAATACTATTTCTTATTCCTGCAGAAGTATCTTGAGCTAATGTAGTTGTAAAATTATCTACAAAGAATCCAGATTTAAATCTATTAAGTCCCGTTCCATCATCTACAAATAGATTCTCAGTATTTGATTCAAGTAATGATAAACTAGTTATCTTTTCTATAGTTTGGAGACGGTTATCTATTCTTGAGATATCTTTCATTTGATATCTCTTATGCTTAGTTAATACAATTCTAGCATCACTGACTGAATAGAGATATGCTGGGAGAAATACATCAGCGACTCTCATAGAACCAGGTACAGGTTCTAGTATTTTTGGATCGTCTTTAGAAGTTCCAGATACTACTGTAAATACTTTATTTTTGTCTATAAAAATACTATCATATCTTGGTAGATAGTAACTAAAATTCATAACTAATGAATCTGATTTAGAAACGATATGAGGTGTACTATGAACTCCTCCAGCAAAAGATCTTCCAAGAAACTCAAAAGGAGATCTTGATCCTGATGATAATGTGTATGTACTAACTCTTGGTCTAAGATCAACTAAATCTGTCGTTCTGATACCATTAATCTTTGGTATTTCTTTTCCATAGTCAAATGCTGAGTAAGATTCTACTGTTGTAACATCTCCTGAATCTGATGCATCATAATAACCTCTAGAGAAAAATACTTTAAGTTTTCTGGTTGGAATATCAACTTCTGGTTTTCTTACTAGTTTTGAATATTCAAAATGACTTAATTTTTGTCCACTTTCTAAAGTAAATGATGATGTAACATCTTTACTAGTAATGACTATATCATTAAGTTTTGCAGAAGTAGAAGATGTCTTAAAATCTAAAAGTTCTTCTGGTATAAAGATACTATCATTTAAGTAAGTAAATCTGGATTGGGTATCATTCAAACTTCCCATATACATTGCAATAGCACCGGAAGTTCTTCCAACAATTTTTTCTCCTATAATTAAATCTGAGGTAGTTCCTGTAGACCCAGACATATTTGCTAATGTTATATAAGGAGAGTCTGGATCAGCAGAACTAACTGACTCATAAATTGCATGTATTTTTACGATGTCAGGTTGAAATATTGCAATTTCTTCATCTTGAACTCTAGTTCCATATGGATAGTTATCATAAATTAGACCATCCCTCAAACTATTTTGAGTAGATCCAGATGATTTATTTGAAGACGCAGATAAAATAGTAGATCCAACAACTTCCTTAAGTTTTGTTTTTGATGAAATTTTATTTTTTCTTAGAGTTACAATTAATCTACAATCAAGATCATAACCCCCTAAGTTATTAATTTTTAATTTTGTTGATCCATCTGTAATTTGAAATTTATCTTCCGTCAAAACTTCATAAGTATTATTACTTGTAATTAAAGTATATCTTTCTGGACTAAAAGGTAAAAATGTTTCATTTGGACTTGCTGAGATAACACCAGTAGAGTTATTAACAATATTTACATTAATTACTCTCCGAATTACCATACTAGCCTTATTAAATTCTACAGAAGCAACATTCGGTTTAGGTAATGCGCTAAACAAAGAATTATTATCTGCAGGATTTCCAGTATATTCAGTTTTAGAAAGTTTTGATTCTATTACTTTAAAGTCACTTACAACTAGTTGACTAGAAGGTAACGTGCTATAGTTTACTCCAGATACTGCTGTAATTTCAGTAACAGATATTGTAGTAAGTGTTTTAGAAGAAACTATAGCATACGTTGGGTCTGATTGTGTTGGAGTACTAAAAGATACAATATCTCTAACTTTAACTTTTTGAACTTTTAATGGATCAATAGTTACTACCGAAGTAGATCCAGATTTGGCTCCAATAGTAGCAGAACCAATTTTAAATTTAACACTCTGAACAATATCTGCATTAAATTGTCCACCAGAAGCATTTGAGAAAATTGATTTTATATCAGAAAATCCATATTTTGTGAGATCAGTAATATATCTTCTCTCAAAATTTTCATCATTATCTGAGATAATTTTTATCGGTTCATTAGGAACAAACTCCCCTTCGACACCATAAAGAATTAATGTGGTAGATGAACTAACGGCAGTTCTTAAAAATGCTCTTGCACCGGAATTTTCACCAATAATTCTGGATGGTGTTTGTAAAGTAATAGAATTATTTACAGTTAAAAAAGTGTACAATTGAACATCAAAAAGTGAAATACCCCATTTATTTTTATCTGGTGTAGAGGAATCATATGATCCACTATCTAAGTAGAAATCATATGCTCTAGCAACGCCAACTTCAGTTCCAGATTGTGCGCTACTAGAAGATCCAATTCTGGTATTCATTAAGGACAGGTATTCTGTAGTATTAAGTCCTATTAATGGTGCTCCATAAGTTCTATTCAGTTTAAATACAGGTCCAAAATCAAAATTTATGGCCTGTCCACTTACATTTTTAGTCGATCTAGGTTTATTTACATCTACAAAAGAGTGTGAGATTGTTTCACATTCGTATCCCTTTACATATGCTTTTCCTGGACTTATTTTAAAAGTAGCAATGGATTCATCAGGAACATTTCCAGATCTTGTTAGATTTCCTTCTTTAAAAACTCCATCTGAATTGAGTCCATCATTGAGACTATTTTTCAAAGAAACATTAAAAGATTTTACGTAGTAATCTCCCGATTCATCATAAGTTCTTCTAGCTAGTTCATCTCCAATTATATTATATTCAGTTTTAGTTTCTACTTTTAATAATTCACCATTTCTAACTTCTGCTAGTTGAATGAAATTTTTATCATCAAAATTATCTAAAGATTTTTTAGCTAATTTTGCAGATATTTTAAGTCTATCTGCACCTGGGGCTGCATAGTTAGTAAAACCTTTAGCATTATCAGTCAAACTTTGATCATCATAATAATTTACAAGACTTTCTTCGACACTTAGTCCTAATCTATTACTAGCAAATCCATCATATTGATTAAGTATTAAAATATCTTTTGCTACTTTTACAAAATGACCTCTAATAAAGTAAATACCTTCTTCTATAGTAAACGCTGATGATTCAGAAACTGAATTGGTAATTTTGGTATTTGCAAATCCCTCTCCAACAGAAATAAAAACATTACGAGTTATTTCTATGGCAGTAGTTGCTTCAATAATTTCATTATCAAAGAAATTAATTTGAGTGGCATCATTAGAAGTTTCAATGTATGAAACATATAATGTTATAGAATTTCTTTCTGACTTTTGCGCTTCAATTACAGATAAAACTTTAGCAGTAACTCCAGAACTTCTTCCTTTAATGGTTAAACCAACTAATTTATCTGTATAGGAAGTTACAGGGATTCCAGCAAATATTGGATTTATCTCTACAGCAGTTATACTAGTGTAATTTGTTTGACCAGGAATTACAACAGAACCTTCTTTAAAAAAGTGACTACCAAAACGCTCAACTTGATTCTGAAGTATGGTTTGTAGAGTAGTTAGTTCTCTAGCCTGAATAGGATATGATGGTTTGAATAAAACTTTATGAAAGTTTTTATCCTCATTAAAATCATCAAAATAAGGACTTACATTAAGATTGGTTTCTTGAGGCATGATACTTTAGAACTGTAGTATAACTTTAATTAATTCTTTTTGGTTCTGTGACCTTGTAATCGGAGGTCTATTATCAACGTAAACTATATTTCCAGAATATTTTTGAACTTCTGGATTGGCAAGACCATTTACAAAACTTTGCCCGAGATTATATGTTCTATTATTTATCTGTAAAGTTGAACCACTGAATGCAGTATCAAGTTGAAGAAGAATGTCTCCATCATTTCCACGAATATCAATCGAACCAGCTCCTGTTGGAGTATTAGTAAATTCATAACGATCTAGACTATATTTTGGAGTATACGAAATTGTTCCTCCATACCCAACTCCATGAGTATATCTATCATTCCAATATTTTAATACACCAGTGCTCTTATTATAAGAAACTACTCTTCCCATAGCAGTTTTACCCAATCCAACAGTCTGTTCAATTACACTATCTTCATCAAATGATACATCATTAAATCCAACTCCAGTTAGTTTTATTGCTGATATAGAACTTCCTTTATCTAAAGTTAAAATATCAGTAGAATTATAAACAGTTGGATTTTGTACAATACCAACTCTTGATATTTGATTCTCTAAGATAAAATCTGGATTCTCCAAATCATTCTCTATGGCAGAGAAAACCATCACATTAAATGCTCCAAGTTCATTATATACATCAGCACCATGACCACCTTTTGGGGGAATTATAACTTCAAAAGACGGATCTATTGTATTTACAGGTAGTCCTCCACTAATATAATCTACAATTCCATATGTATATCCAGATCCACCATTGGTAACTATAATTCTATCAATCTTAGAATCATTTCCAATAACAATTGATGCCTCTGCTCCAGTTCCATCACCCTTAATTGGAACATTGGTATAGATTACATTTGCTGTTCCTAATCCAACACCACGGTTTTTTATCGTAATAGTCTTTAATTGACCACTAGACTCAGCATGATCTCTTACTTCAGCAGTATTTGTATTTGTTTCCCAATTGTCTGGTACTGGAATATAATTAGTTGAATCAAATTTTATAATTTCACTTGGTTTTATTGTGTATAGATATTTCCAAACATATCCATCTCCACTCAAACCAGCTGCTTTTGGTTCTAAGTCAGTAAATGTTGGTTGATCTAATGATGGTCTACCATTTGGATGTTCTGGATCAGTTCCATTACTCAGACAGATATAAACTCTGTAATCTTCATTAACAACATAAAAATTTGAAGCGAATATACTTGAAGAAGATGATGAGTTTGTTACGTTAGTTCTACTAATGTCGTTTCTGTACATATCATAGACATTTTCTCTTGTCCAGATAGTTTTTCTGACAACATGCCTAACATCATCATTGCTAATTTTTTTAACTGCAATAATAGTATCCCAATAATCATTTTCTTCATTACCATTATCTTTTGGTGCTGGAGGAGTTACGTTCCAATTTGAGTCATAATCATATGGATTTGGTAGTCCAATAAAAGAATAAAATGAATTATTAGAATCTCTCACAGAATTTACAAAATTCTTCGCATTTAATATTCTTAATTGATCTGTAATTATTGCAGCCATTTGTGAGTTTTTAGTTATTTATTATAGATTGTATAATTTAAAGTTTAAGAAGGATTTTCTTCTAATATTAGGTAAATCATCCAAACCAGTCATAGTATTTGGGAATCCGAAGGAATAATTTTTAAGTTTTCTCTCTGTAGCAACTATTCTACCCCAACTGTAAGAACCAAAGTAGTATGGATCTGCAGGAGCATTAATATCACTAATTAGAGTTCCGTAGTTGTTTACACTAACAGTCACACTAAGATTACTATAATCTCCAACTGTAAATTCAATACCATCATTAACTGTAACATCTCCAGATAAATCAATCATAGTAGCAGAAGCAACTTCAGTATTTACTGCTATCACTTGAGTAGATGCAATAACATTATCACCAATTTCAGTGTCAATTACCTTGTATATATTATCAATAAAAGAAGAAGATTGGAATAATAAATCCCCATTACTATCTAAACTATTTAACCCACTTCCTACATTGGAATTAGAGACCTTAAAGTAGTAATCCCTTTCTAATGCTGACGCTGTAGCAGCAAATCCAGCAATAGATTTATCTCTTAGAATAGAATCATTTGGAATTTCCAATTGTAATTTTAATCCAATAGGTGCTCCAGTAATTGAGGTAGTTGCAACTGAAACAATGTTTCCATAATCACCAAGGTAGTCTACATCAGTTAGAGTTTCTGCTTTTAAATCGGGTTCATTTACAGTTACTACTGGAGTAGTTGTAAAATTAGTTCCAGTTTGAGCAATACTCACACTGGTAATAGATCCCGTAGTATTATCAATACTTGCAATTAGTAGAGGAATTTCACTAGAAGCTGTACCAACATTGGTGGCAACGGTGATTATAGGAGGGAAAGAATATCCAAATCCACTATTAGTTATAACAGTTTGATTAATGTAACCATCAGAATTTAATCCAACTGTTACTGATGCTCTAGTGCCTTCAAATTTTGAAACAATCTCAACAGTTTTACGTTTTTCACTAACAGCATTTTCCTTTTCACTACTGAAGAATGGAAGTAGAGTGTCTACGAATATATGTGTAGATCCTATTCCAACGCTGTTTATAACATTACATGTAGGATAAATTTGAGGTTCAAGACTTACTCTATCCTTTGTAAATACATCATTACCCGATATAATATCATATCTTTGCTTACACCATTCTAATGGACGCTCTAAATTAAAGTCACTACTAATTCCTGGTCCAGAATAGGGATTAGTAACAACAGTATCAATAGACTCTATTAAATTAACCAATCTTTCTTCTTCTTGGTAATAAAAATCATCACTATTAATTGTTACATGATCTCCTGGTTCTATAGTTTCAATAATATCATTAAAGACAACATCAATTCCAGGAGTTCCTTTATAGAATATAATTTCACATTTGTCTCCTTTCTTAGGTGCTTCCGCAAAAGTTATATAACTTCCGCCTTCAAATTTGTAACCAACATCTGGTCTTTGTAAAATGTTATTAACAAAGACTAATAGAGTCATTTTTAGATCAATTCTAGATCCTTTTCGTGCAATTATTGGATAAATTTCACCATTGATTGCTAATGGGAAAGTAAAACGCTGACTATTAAACATATTATCAATATAATCTAATGGAGCAAATTCTCCCATTGACCATCCAGAGAACTTATCAATATAAACTCTATCTAAAATAATTTGCAGTTCATTGAAAGGTTTACTAGCATCTACAGGAATTCCAAAATCACCATCAGTTGGTATTGTTATAATTTCTAAATTATCATAAGAATAACCATAATTTTTAAGTTCAAAACTTTCTATAGTTCCATCCTGACTTACTACAATATCTGCAGTTGCTTGTGTGCCAATACCATTTACGGGGGAAGATGAACTATAAATTAAAGGAATATTATCATAAGTTTTTGGTTCGTCAATAACAACAATTGGTGGATATACTTCATTTGATACATTAATTGGATCTGTAATAGTGACACTATAAACATTTCCATCTGCTACATTAGCAAATCCAACAACTACATCTAATGTTGATTCATAATCATCAGAAGATATACCAACTAACCTAACTGGAATTGATTGATCTTGTTGTGAAGGTCTATATCCAGATCCAGAAGAACCAATACTAATAGATACGAGGTCATTAGACAAGTTGTAAACTGCTGTTCCACCAGCACCAGATAGTGGTTGATATCCAGTAGGATTATTACTAGAAATTTGTTGAATAACTCCACCCACTGGAATATTGAAAGTGTTTATATCATAATCCTGACTTGTATCATCAGTAACAAAGAAAATAGTACTGATTCCAGTTCCGCCAATATAATAAGCACCATCAATAGGAGGATTTCCATCTCTTTTTGGAATTTGGAATATATCCTTAATAAGAACAACTGCGTTCATATCTTCAACATCGTGAACATTATACTCATTAGATTTTATGAGTAGATTTTCACTACGATTTTTAAACTGAGAGGAAATATCATCAAATACATAATTTTCTCTATATGTGGTGTTTGAAGAACCAACTACACCAGATCTAAAGAAAACTCTTCCATAGAAACTAGAACTAGTTTGAATACCTGTGAAATCTATTTCATCAGGATTGGATGTTTCTGGTGGGGTTAAACTTAATGGATCTCCAACAAAAGTCATAAAGTTTTCATTCACATTATAATTTCCACTATATTTTCTAACTTCCGTTTCAGATAAATGAGTTTGAATTCCAATATTCATCCAATCTCTTCTTACCCTACAAAGATTTGTAATGCTACCAACACCAACATCATCAATCAACATATACTCATCATTGATTTTAACCAAATCTCCAGTATAAATTGATCCAATACCACTCAAACTAATGAATGAAGTTGTTTCATTTACATTTGCATCAAGTTTAGTTTTTACTGGGGTTTTGGATATTGGCGATTGTATGACATTATCAATAGTGACTAAGCATTTTTCAAGTTGTTTATCTGATTGTAAGTAATGACTATTTCCAATACCAACAGAAGAGAATGATAATACTTGAGGTAGACTCTTAAGAGCATCTTCGGCAGTCGCACATAAAGATATTTCTCCAACATTTACCCTTACTGCATACACTTCTTCTGGTAAAATATTAGTTAAACCAATTCCTGGTATATTTGCATCTATTATTTTAATTGGAATATTGCCAGGACCATAAGAATAACGAAGTTTTTCTCCAGTTACAAAGTTATTTCCAGGTATACCAATTGTACTGCTTGCAATACTTACGATATTATTATCGGAACCATCAAAAGCACGTTTAAATATTGGATACAAGTTATTAAACATTTCAAAAGATCTGTTTAACGTAATAGAATATCCACCGAAGAATGAATTTGATCCAGTTATAGCAGAATTACCAAGATTTACTGTTATTAAATCTGAATTATCTGGATTTGAAACTCCAACTGATTTCATAAATCCACGAACCTCAATAATCTCAGTTCCAAATAATGGAACAAAGTTTATAAAAGTATCAGATCCAGACACCGTTGCTGTAAAATAACCATGGCGATAATCATCAACACCAATAGTGCCAAATTCAGTTATTACTGCTTCTGAATTATCGGTATCAGTTAAAACTAATAACTCTGTACATTGATGTTCATTACTAGACTTATTTTCAATAGTTAAGAATAAATATGCTCCAAATTCATATTGATTATTATAACTAGCAACCGCATTTTCTGTCTGAGATCCTATGGGAATACTTTCATATATTGATCTAACTGTACCAGTATTTAAATTAGTACTACCAGTTGATACATTATCATAATTATTAACTTTGACTATTGATGAATTAAAATCACAATCATATGGAAGTGAGGAGTCTGCTATAAAGTCAACTTTTACATAGTCTCCATCAACATATGCAAAGTAAGTTCCAAAACCAGAAGTATGATCAGATACTATTTTTCCATAATCCAAAATACTGACACTGATTGAATCTGAAATTTGAGATCCAATATAATCATCTGCAACGAAAGTTAATTCATTTACTTGAATATAATTATTTGTATCACTACTAATTGCCACAATCGCTTTAGAAGATCTGAATTCAGATTTTGGAATTGAGATTATAGTTTGACCTGTAGATCCACTCGGTACTAAACTATAGGCACCAAAAATTTCTACAACATCACCCAACTCTAAGGTATTAATTCCAACATCATTATTAATATCGAGAGATAATACTGTATTAGTAAATTCTCTAGATCCAAACTGAGAATCCTCAGTAGGTGTAAATTGTAAGGTTACTATTCCATTATCAACCTCAAAATTATAATGTCCAGAATACTTGTCATCGGTTGTAATAATTCCATATTCATCAATGTAAGAACTTTCACCAGAGAATGCTGCTGAAAGTAAGGAAATTTGCTTTTTACCCTCTTCTTCAGAATATTGTGAGTATGTAAGATATTTTTTGTATCTCTTAGCATCTACATTAAATTGATCAAGTAAAACTGTTCTTACCTCACCACCAAGAACTTGTGATACAATGTCAGGAACTTGTATCTCAACTACTCTATTACCAATAGATTCAAAATAATCTGTTAATATTCTAGAATTAAATATAATTTTATTTGAAACATGGTTGTCTGATATTTTTTGAGTTAATTCTCTAACATTATCAAAATCCTGATAGCAATCTAAATTAATTTCACTTACTAATTCTGATATTCCAATAAATTCTCCATTATCTTGACTCGTACATATACCAGATACTAGTTCGCAGTTGCCAGAAACTTCAGTAGGACTTGTTTGAATAGTTAATTCTGAGAATTCTTTAAATCCTGCTGGATGAACTAGTGATGATATAGATTCTCCCCATTCATCATAAGATATTTCACTATTTAAAGAATAAGAAAATCTTTGGTAATAATCATTGTCGTGTATCCTCTGAGTAGATTCATTTAAAAATCCTTTTTGATCTATCCAATTGTTTAATCTTATACTAGACGAACCTAAATTAAATGTAGATTTTGTAAATGTATTTGATATAATCTTTGAAACATTTCCAGAAGATTTACCTATAAGATCACCTTCAGAATCAAAAATTGTGCTGGAAGCAACTTTTAATGTTCTATTTTCATAATTCCAACCCAATACGTTACCACGATTTTCTCCCAATACAACTTCTTCCCCAATATTAAAATTAATATAGTCTAAAGAAACATTAAATATTGGTAAATCATCTTCTTTTATAACTCTACCAAAAGATAACTGCCTGACAAATTCTCCTGCAGTTTGGAAAGTATCTAGATATGAAGACAAACTGTAACTAATAGTTGGTAAAAATCCACCAATATTAGGATCTGAATCTGTAATTTTAAAGAAAGCATACCCATAATCAGATGAGTTATATCCAGATCCATCATCATGAACGATATTCTCAACTAAAATATTATCTCCTATAGAGAATGGGAAATTTTCTGGTTCACTATATGCAGTGTCTAACTGTAATGTTACCTTTAGTGTCTCAGTATTATAAGTTGCGGAAGTAATTCCAACACCATTACTATTATTGATAGGGAAGACTTTAGGATTTTCATTGATTAAAGATTGCTCATTACCTAAAATCTCTACATTTTCATCTACAGGATCATAGACCATGGAGATTTTTTCAACTGATTTGTTATCAAATGTATCAACAACGATTAACTTATGTTTAGATGTATACCCTACACCCTTATCAAAAATTTCAATAGTACCAATTTTATATCTTGGTTGTACCTTTAGTAATTGTGGGAATATGCAAGTAGGTCTTAGTGTAATATCAGAAGGATACTCAAAAGTAGTATCACTAATAAGTATACTTCCAGGTTTTCCAATATCTTTTGTAATTGGATTTAAGAAAGCACCATACCCGTATTCAGAATCTATAGATTTTATTATAGGTTCTTTTTTATAACGTTGATTATAAGAATCTAATAAAATATCTTCTATCGGACCGTAAGCACTAGTTGAAGTTGTAGTATACTGAATTGAATTATTTTCTTCTGAATAGTAATCAGATTCTAATTGTGAATTATTGAAGAAATTAAATGAATATGTAGAAACACCCACAACATCATAAGTACCATTATATCTACTGGGTTGTAAATTCAATAAATTATTATTTTTTATAGAGTCAGAATCATTAATATACTCTCTTTTCTCTGTAGAAATTAAATTCTCATTAAATTTAACTAAACTGTAGTATAATTGAGATGGTACATCATCATCTATACTTAGTGTTAATTTAGCATCAGAACTTATTCCAGATTTTCCAGAATAAACTACATTGAATTTGTTAGTTTTTTCTGTAGTAAAAAATTCATTATAATAATTACTATCTTCAAATAATTGTAAAGTAAACGCTGAAATTTTCTGACCAAAATAATCATCAGATAATGATGGATCTGAAAGATCAAAAATTACATTAGAGTTTTTGTATACTATAATTTCTGGATTAACTTTACCAATGTATCCATCAAATTGATCAACAACACTTACTATTTTAGGATTTTCTTGAATAGATTCGTAATAAGTTTCTGCAAATTTTATATTATCTTGATCAGAATATACAGCATATACAATCCTGCTGTCTCCAAGGTCAGTTATCGATCCTCCTTCAGATTTATAGATTAATTTATCTCCGGTTTTAAATATATGATTAGGAACTGTCAGAGTATTTGCAGCAACACTCAAATCTGATCCAACAAAATTGATTGGAGATACAACCATTCTTCTATTAGCATCATTATATACAATTTTATAATTAGTTGTAATTCCTAGTTTTACATTTAGTGAAACACTATCATTTACAGATAGTCCATGAGTTTGTGCTGTAGAAACATTAATTAAGTTTCTAGTAGCATCAATTTTTACAATATTATCTAAATTAGTTGTAAACTTATGGTTATTTTTAGTTCCGACATAAGAAAAATAGACTAGTGCATCATTAAAAGATACATCAGTTCCATAATCAACAGACTTATATTCAGAACCATTATTTAATAATCTTTGAGTTGAAAGTCCAATAATATCTTTAGACAACCAAACAGTATAAAGATTTTGCCCTTCGGATATATCAACTGATGTTGAACCATCTAAAGAAATTTTTATTGGAGCACCTGTATTTGAAGAATATTCTAATTTATCTCCTGTTCTTAATCCATGATCCCTATAATATATTGATCTAGTGTTAACATATACTTCAGTAGTACCAGAGGATACATTAGGTATGGGTAAAGTATTTCCAATACCAGGACCATGAGTTAACCCTATTGAAACTGTTGTTTCAGGATCAATGTAAAATACTTTATTTAATCTAGATCTAATATTGATATTATCAGATTCAAGATCAAATTTAATTTTTTTAGAGTTCTGATATACTATTGATGAAATAGAATGAGCAAGACCAACTGTTCCCTCTATTTCTCGCTCAACTCGTACATACTTACTAATTCTATCAACTTCTAATACTTTTAGTTTTTCATCATTAATTTGTAAAATATCATCAGTCATTAATGATGGGAAACTAAGATCTCCATTCAATCCTATATTAGTAATTTCCCCAGTTTCAAGAGAATTTTTTAATGTTGTTTTTAATGTATAATTTGAAGAATCAACTGTTAATGTAAATAAATCCTTGGTAATATTATTTGAAACTTCTGTAGTAAATCCAGATAAGTTTACAACATCTAAATTTTTGAACTGATGAGGAGTGGTACATACTCCAATATATTGAGAAGCATTAATTTGTAAAATCTCAATACCAGTTTCATTGTAAGTTGAGTATGAAATATTATTTACAGTTTTACCTGCAATACGACTAATTTTTACAGTTTCTGTTATTTCACTGTCTTTTTCTAAAGATAGTGAAATTTTATCACCAACTTGATAATTATCTCCAGAATCTACAATCTCAAAAGAATCAACTTTACCTGTAGAAGTATAATCAATAATAGCTCTTTGATTATCCTGAGTTAATGGATTATTGACATATGAGTATTCACTAAACTCATCAGTAAAATTATAATCTGTAGTATTTCTTAAAAGATTTTCTTCAATTGGATCATACGTCACTTGATTAATGTCAGGATTAAAATTAAATTCTACTGGTTTTGATTTATAACTTTCACCAATAACATATGGATATACTGGTTTTTTAAATCTTCTAAAAGGAGATCCCGAATCGGTTTCTACATTATTAGGATCTATAGTAGTAAAATATGCATAGACTCCATTTGGATATTCTGGGGTTACACAATATCTACCATTATTTTCATCAAGATCTCCAGAATTTGCAAAGTAAAAATCTCTTATAAAGAATCCATTTGGATATCCAAATGGTCTACTCTCATCAAAACTATCTACTGAAGTAAACCCACTTTCTAAACACTTAATTCCTCCAGTACCATTAGGATTAGTAAATCCATAAGGTCCATATATTGGATTTCCATCATAAGCCCATCCAATAATGGGAGAATGCCTTTCAGATTCCGTTTCAATACCAAATTCATCAACAGTTAAATCTTTATCAAATGTTAATTTACCTGAAGTAAACCTTTTACCAAGAACTGTTTTTCTAAGTTCTCTTGGAGCATATAAGTGTGTA